ATATACAGCAGAACCTAGTCCCTTCTGTGATGTATATTGGGCGAGTGAGGTAACCCTTTGCGTCCCACTTAAGAATAGTACTTTGTGGTATGTTATACATTTAAAATAAAATTCTCAAAGATTAGGTACCCCCTATAGAGATAAGTTTAGTGGTTTGGTGAATCAAAACTACCATCCATGGTGTAAAGCCAGGGCGTTGGGCGTACGTTAACGGCCCCCCCCCGGAACTATAAAAACAATTTTAGCAACAATGGAAAAAGTCAATAATTATAGCGCCAAATACGAAACTGGGAGAAATGACCAGAACAAAAACAAAATTAGAGAATCACACTCTAATATGAAAGCATTTTTAACTCATTTAAAAGATGTAAGTAAGAAGCATGATGAGGGCACGGCAACTTTAGACCCTATCGATGCAAGTTACATGCGTCTTTATAAAATTCTTTCATCTCAAGGTAAAAAGAATAATATTCTTAATAAATATCTTGATAAAATAATGGATGCTTGTTGTGATTATGATAACCTTTCTGAACCAGAAAGCGAATCTTATCACACAGAGCCCCAAATGGCCTTTTTAACACCCGAACTATCTATTAAAAATGATCAATTCGAAAGAATTATGAACTTTGCTGATAGAGTTATGGGAAACATCGAAGGTGAATCATCAGGTCCCTCCAAAGTCGATAGACTAATGGACGTGGTCGAAAAAGTGGCAAATATCTCTACAGATGAAAGAGTAAATAAAGCTACTGCAATGATGGACAGTATTAAGGGTGTAACAGACCCTATTGGTGGAGTTTTTCAAACTCTATCAAGTATGTTCTCTTTAGGATCAACAGGAACTAACACTGCAGCCTTTGCAGGTATAGCTTTACTGATATCCTATGCCAAAAGTTATGATTCCTGGAAAACAGAGTACGTAGTGATAAAAATCTTAGTATCATTATATTGCTTATTTCTGTGTTGGAAACACAAGGAACAACTTTTAAATGGATTAAAGAATTCAACTTCAAAATTGGTTGAGTTGGTAATACATTTATTTTCTAAAATTAAAGAAGATAATTCAGACAAAGTCGATATAACTATGGAGCCTATACATGCCAAAGCACAAAGTGCAGGTATAGATTTAGGTGTTATGGACATCGGAGTTGATATAATCCTAGCTGGACTAGGAATTTCTGCTATTATAGACCCTAAAGAAAAAGCCTCTTTTCTTACAACCGTTAACAAAACAGTAAGTACGAGAC